CCATCGGCAACGAATGGAGCGCATCGAGTCGTGACCCCATCCCTGCTGGTCCCTTCGTCATCGGCGTGTCCTTTGGTGCGTCGGCATGCCCACATCTAACTACTACAGCATATCCGATCAAGCGAACGGCCTGCGTTCGAACCCGACGATCATCATCTGGAGTCCACCCCGTGAAATCAATCCCAGCTAGCTTGCAGGCGCACCTTGACACGGGCGTCACGACCTTGTGCTGGTGTTGGAAGATCGAGCGCGCCGATGGCGTGGTGTTCGGCTTCACCGATCACGACCGCACACTCACCCTTGCGGGCGTTGCCTATGAGCCCGACTCCGGTTTCGCGGCATCGGAACTGCGCGGCAATTCCGACTTGTCGGTTGATGCCCAGGATGCGGAAGGCGTGCTCTCGTCCAATCGCATCACCGAAACTGACATCCTCGATGGTCGCTGGGACAATGCGAGGATCGAGGTTCGCCGGGTCAACTGGGCTGATGTGACGCAACACGTCCTCATGCGCCGGGGCAATATCGGCCAAGTCCGGCGTGGCAAGGCGGCTTTCGTTGCCGAAGTGCGCTCGCTCGCGCATGTGCTGAACCAGACCGTGGGGCGCACGTTTCAATATTATTGCGACGCCGCGCTCGGCGATGCGCGGTGTGGCATCAATCTCGAATCCGCGACCTACAAGGGCACGGGCACCGTCGCGGCTGTCACTGCCGACCGAAGGTTCACAGCCACGGGGCTATCTGGCTTTGCCGCCGGGTGGTTCGAGCTTGGCTTCGTGGAATGGGCCAGCGGTGCCAATGCCGGGCGCCGATCCGAAGTCTCGCGTCATTCGCTCTCCGCTGGCGTTGCCACCATCGAGTTTTTCGAGGCACCCATCCGGTCAATCGGCGCGGTCGATACCTTCATCATTCGCGCCGGATGCGACAAGCAGTTCAAGACCTGCAAAGCGAAGTTCTCAAACTCCATCAACTTCCGCGGCTTCCCGCACATGCCGGGCGACGACACCATCATTCGCTATCCCAACAAGGGCGACGCCAACGACGGCGACGTGCTCTGACAAACATGATCGAGGACAATGTGGCAACCGCCGCCGACCCGGCGCGGGTGATCGAAACTGCGCGCTCATGGCTCGGAACTCCCTATCACGATCAAGCGAGCGTCAAGGGTGTCGGCTGCGATTGCATTGGCCTGGCTCGCGGCATCTGGCGGGAAGTGATCGGTGCGGAACCCGTGCGGCTTCCGCCCTATTCCCGCGATTGGGGCGAAGTCGGAGCCCGCGAGACCTTCGCCAACGGCGTGCGGCCTTTCCTGATCGAGATCGATCCCACGACCGCGAAGGCCGGCGCGTTGCTCTTGTTCCGCATGCGTGACCGCGCTCCCGCCAAGCACTGCGGCGTGCTCGTCGAGGATGGCATGTTTGTCCATGCACTCGAACGGCGCGGCGTGATGCTCGTTCCCTATGACACCGCGTGGGCTCGCCGGACAGCCTTCGCATTCCTCTTTCCTGCTGGAAACCCCTGATCCATGGCATCGGTTGTTCTGAGCGTTGTGGGCGGCGCTGTCGCCGGCCCCATCGGCGCAGCCATCGGTTCCGTCGTGGGTGCCGTTGTCGACAGCCTGCTGGTCTCGGCGCTGACGCCTACGCAGAAGGTCGAAGGCCAGCGGCTGTCCGACCTCAAGATCACGACCTCGACCGAGGGAATCACAATCCCCCGCATTTATGGCCGGGCGCGCATGGGCGGCAACATCATCTGGGCCACCGACTTCCGCGAGGAAAAGCACACATCGGATTCGGGCGGCGGCAAGGGTGGCGGCGGCTCTGTCGAAACGACCGAGTATCTCTATTTCGCCTCCTTCGCGGTGGCGCTGTGCGAGGGAGAGATTGCCGGCCTTGGCCGCATCTGGGCCGACGGTAAGCCCTTCAAGGTCAAGGGCGCGGTCTACCGCGTCCACAAGGGCACCGAGACACAACAGCCGGATTCGCTCATTCTGAGCAAGATGGGCACGGGCAACGCGCCTGGCTATCGCGGCGTCGCCTATGTCGTCTTTGACGATCTGCCGCTCGAAAAGTTCGGCAACCGCATCCCGCAGCTCACCTTCGAGGTGTTCCGGCATGTCGATGATCCCGACAGTGCCGAGGAAGTAACGCGCGCCGTCAATCTGATCCCTGGCGCTGGCGAGTTCGTCTATGCGACCGAGAAAATACTCAAGAGTTCGAACGGCACGACGACGGCTGAGAACGTCAATTCGAGCGAGGGTGAACCTGACCTGCTGGTGTCTCTGGACAGTCTCGAAACGGCAGCGCCCAATGTCGAGTCCGTGTCGCTGGTGGCCGCGTGGTTCGGCAACGATCTCCGCTGTGGGCAATGCCTGATCAGGCCTGGCGTTGAAACCGCCACCAAGACGACCACGCCCAAATCATGGTCCGTCAATGGCGTAAGCCGTTCGAACGCCTATCTGGTGAGCACGCTTGCCGACACGGGCGCGCCCGCGTTCGGTGGCACACCCGCCGATTTCGCGGTCGTGCAGGCCATTGCTGAACTCAAGGCACGGGGTTATCGCGTCACCTTCTATCCCTTCCTGTTGATGGACGTGCCCGAGGGCAACACGCTGCCCGATCCCTGGTCGGACAATGCCGCCACTGCGGGCCAGCCAAAATATCCTTGGCGCGGCCGCGTCACCTGTTCGCCGGCGGCGGGCTTCGCGGGAACCGTTGACAAGACGGGCGCAGCGTCTTCGCAGGTCGATAATTTTTTCGGGAGTGCTCAAGGCTCGGACTTCTCGGTTTCCGGCACAACCGTCTCTTGGACAGGCGGCAGTGACTGGGGCTACCGCCGCATGGTGCTGCACTATGCCAAGCTTTGCGCGGCAGCTGGCGGTGTTGACGCATTCTTGCTGGGTTCGGAGCTGCGCGGCCTGACGCAGGTCCGTTCCAGTGCCTCGGCCTATCCGGCAGTTACGAAGCTCAAGACCCTCGCCGCCGATGTGAGTTCGATCCTCGGCAGTGGGGCCAAGGTCGGCTATGCGGCGGATTGGAGCGAGTATTTCGGGCATCAGCCGCAGGATGGCTCGGGCGATGTCTTTTTCCATCTCGATCCGCTGTGGGCCGACGGCAACATCGACTTCGTCGGTATCGACAACTACATGCCGCTTGCCGACTGGCGCGACGGCTTCGCCCATGCCGATGCGCTGGCGGGCTGGCGCTCGACTTATGATCGCGATTACCTCGAAGCCAACATCGAGGGCGGCGAGGGCTTCGACTGGTATTACGCCAGCCAGGCGAACCGCGATGCGCAGGTGCGAACACCGATCAGCGACGGCGCCTATGGAAAGCCCTGGGTGTTCCGCTACAAGGACATCCGCGCGTGGTGGTCGAACGCCCACTATGACCGCCCCGGCGGCATTGAGAGCGGATCGGCCACGGCCTGGGTCGCCAAGTCGAAGCCAATCCGCTTCACCGAAGCCGGGTGCCCGGCCATCGACAAGGGCGCGAACCAGCCCAACGTGTTCGTCGATCCCAAGTCGTCTGAAAGCGAGATTCCTTATTATTCGCTGGGCAACCGCGACGACGCGATCCAGCGCCGCTACATCGAGGTCGTCTATCACTACTGGAACACCAATAACGCGACGGGCGGCACCTATGGCGGGCCGATGCTCGAAACAGGCGAACTCGCAATCTGGTGCTGGGACGCGAGACCCTATCCCGCCTTTCCCGGCCGCTCCGACATCTGGGGTGACTACCAGAACTGGCAGTTCGGCCATTGGCTTTCCGGCAGGCTAGGCGATTCCGGCCTGGCCGTTCTGGTGAAAGAACTCTGCAAGCGCGGTGGGCTTGATGAAACCGAAATCGACGTGGGCCAACTCGCCGCCACGGTTCCGGGCTACCATGTCGCGGCGCTTGCCACCGCCCGCTCGTCCATCGAACCGCTGGCGCGGTTCTATGGCTTCGATGCCGCCGAAAGCGACGGCGTGATCCGCTTCGTGCCGCGCGGGAGCGCGCCCGCTGCCACGATCCCGTCCGACGATCTTGTCGCCGCGAGGCGCGAAGACGAGGACATCGAACTTGTCCGCGCCCAGGAAACCGAACTGCCGCTGGCCTTGAAGTGGCGGCTG